AAAGGGTATGAAAAGTGAAGAAGATCTTGCTAGAATGTCTGAGATTTCCAATCTCATTAATGACTTAGAGAGCAGTGCTAGCTATGATCCGCTTGATGGTGTTGTAACGGCTAACCAAATAATAGAAAAAATTGATTCGCTATTAGATACTCCGGACTTCTTACCAACTCAATTTAAGTCTTTAAATAGGGCAATGGGGTATACCAACGAAGGCGGGTTCTTCAAGGGCGCAGTGCACGCAATCATAGCCGCCTCCGGAAAGGGTAAGAGCACGTTTGCTAAATGCTTAGTAAATCACTGGCTAGATTCTGGATATAAGGCTTTATATATAAACTTTGAAGAAGCTAGAACTCACTGGGAACGCATATTGATGACCCAAATAACTGGTAAGAATGTTTACTCAGAAGTAGATAAGTGGTCTGAAGAAGAAAAAAACAAACACATTAAAACCTTTACAGATAAGTTGACCGAATGGGGTGATCGCTTAATGGTTAAACATGATCCTGATACTCCTTATTTTGAAGATCTGGAAGCATGGTTAAGGGATATATTAATACAAGGTGAACATCTACCAGATGTTATTGTTATAGATACTATACAATCTATGTTTACCAAAGGCAAAGGTAAGGCTAGATGGGGTGAATTTGAAGAGATGATGGTTCGCTTAGAAAAAATAGCTAGAGATATGAATTGTGTTTTAATTATTACTGCACAAGAAAACTCCAATAGAATGAAAGAAAAAAGAGAGATCGTCATGCAGTCCGATACTGGTGGCTCTTTGGCGATCCAGCAAAAATGTGCGGTAACTATTTTTATTACTGAGAAAAAACTGGTCAGTGGCGATGATTCAGAAGACGAGAATATAATGCAATTACAGATACCTAAGAATAGAATCACCGGTTCTACTTTCTCGTATGAGCCACCATTAGTTCGATATGTAGATTCTAGAAAGTCCTATGAAGAGTACGAGATAGTAAACAATGCATCCTATGATGCTTCATCTATATTAGATGAACTATTAAACAACGGAGATTTTAGCTAATGAAATTAACTACACCTAAAGCTATAACAGACTTTCAAACTTGTGCACTTCTTTTTGAATATAGGCATAATCAAAAGCTTCCAGAAACAATTGGCGGTAGAGATCTACTGGCTACGCGATTTGAAAATACTTTAAAGGAAATAATATATTATTTTTTCTACAAAAAACAAGGTGGGTATACACCATCGTATGCATCGTTACTAAACAGATGGGAAAAACTTTGGTTTGCCGACAATATCTCATCTTATGACATAATGACAGAACAGCACGAGAGTGCTTACGGTAACACTGCAAGTCTTACGACAAAAGCAGCGGGCGCACTTTTAGCTTTTTACGAAAGCTACTCTGATGAAACCTACATACCGATAGCTATTAACGAAGAATATATTATACCAGTTACAAAAAAGGTAAAATTAAAAGATAAATTTGATGTTATCTTATCTAAGAATAATAAATATTATGTTATTAAAATAATGTTTAATTATAGGAATAACCATCAACATATGTATCAGGTAGACTTTGCCGCAATGCGTAGCGCATTCGCAATAAAACATCAAGCTAGAGTACACAATGCATATTTTGGGTACATCGATTTGCTTCAACCAAAAGTTAGTTTTATTGATTTTGAAACGACGAAAGAGGATATAGATTCTTTAAACTTTTGGGCAAATGAAATGGTTGAAGAAGAAATCTTTGCGCCAAGAAGAGGGTTAACTTGGTATTGTAAAAAATGTCCGTTTGATAAGCCATGTTCTAAGTGGTCGAATTGGAAAAAAGATGAGCCCAAATAGATTTGGCTTGATGCTAGACGATAAGACATCTGCTAAACTATTTGCCTTAGCTAAGAAAAATAAACAAGAACCCTATCATTATTTAAATAAATTAATTAATGATAACTTCGATAAGCTACTAGGAGATTCATTATTATGGGATGGAGATTATGAGTAAGAAAACTGTTTTAGACGAGCTTCTAGAAGAGGGTGAGGTGTTTAAACCCAATGAAGAAGAAGATAAGTTACTGGTTTCACTCCTGCCGGAAATCAATTTAATTGTCGATAATTCCATTAAAACATTTGTTAGATCACTACTACTGCAGGCAAAAATATTCTGGAAGATACCATCTAGTTTTTCTGGTAGACATCACCCTATAGATGAACATGGTCCGGGTGGAAATGTTCTTCACACAAAAAGAGTAGTACGAACTGCCCAGATATTGTCAGAGTCGTACTCTCTAAGCATCGAGGAAAAAGACTTACTCTTTGCAGCATGCTTGATACACGATATAACTAAGGGTGTAGCCGCCTATGACGGAGAAGAGGAAAACTTTTTCTACGACCCAATGCACCCCTACACTGTTGGTCCGTACGTAAGAAAATGCCAAGAGAACGATAAGAAATATGCATCTGAATCATCCTCCTCTACATTATTTCTAGAAGAAGAAACGGTTCAGTCCATACTAAGACTGGTTAGATGCCACCTAGGACCATGGTCACCGGTTCCTGAAACCTATCCGATATCTTTCTTAGATATGATTATGCACATTGCTGATAACATTGCTTCCAAAATTCATATGATAGCCGATACTACATTGAGCGAGAAGGATAATGGCTGAAGTTGATAAGATGCATGTCCGTGTAGTCGTGACAGATTCTTTGGAATTTTTGATTAGGGAATCTATATACTATAGAACTAATAATGAAAATTTACATGAAGATAAACGCTTGCCAGTTTGGCACATTGATTCTGGCAGTGGTAAAATACACGTACCATGAGACTGCCATCTGACAAGACTAAGTTTATTTCTCAGTGGAAATATGTTGAAGTCGCTAGATATGTCCCTAACTTAGATAGGGTAATTAGAGATAAGAACGGAGACGATCCAGTATTCTATGATATAAAAGATATAGATACATATAGGCGTCAACATCAAAACAATGGTTTATACACTTCTGTTTGGCATTACAATAGTACCGATTTAAGTACCGCTCTAAGGCTGGGATCTTTATATTTTGATTTAGACAGTGAGAATATTAGCGATTGTTACGAAGAAGCAAAAAAAATATATAGTTATTTAATTAGTTTTATTCCAGAAGAATCATTATTAGTTTACTTTACGGGGAAAAAGGGTTTCCACATAGAGTGTGAGGCAATCTCTTTGGGTATTAATCCATCAAATGATCTTCCTAAAACATTCAGATATATTGCTACAAAATTAAAAGAAAAATTAGATATATCTTCTATGGACTTCAGCGTTTATGACATGAGAAGAATGTGGCGTCTTCCAGATTCTAAACACCAGTCTACTGGTCTATACAAAACGCTTCTTAGTAACGACATATTTTATAGCGGAATTAATTCAATTATGAACTACACAAAAGAACAACACATACACACTGTCCCAGAACAGTCATTTAACTTTACTGCAAATGAATGGTATAGAAAATACACATATGAAATGGAAGAAGAAAAAGGAAAACCAAAAGACATATTAGAATTCTTTAATAAGAATGGTTCTTCTAATCCCAAATCATTTGGAGAGGGTGAAAAAGTTTTTAACAAAGAAGTATTATGGCAAAAATGTCCATCTATTAAAAACTTAGATCAACAAGCAAGAAATTCTCATTTTTTAGAACATGAAGCAAGATTATTTTTATGTTCAATTTTAACCTATAGCGAAGAATCAATAAATTATTTACACGAGATACTTAGCAACTGCGAAGATTATAATCCTGGTAAATCTCAGGCACATATCAATGACTGGATTAAAAGAAGGGAAATGGGCATTGGCGGTAGGCCGTATACGTGTGAAAGAGCTAATTCAGTTGGAGTAGGATGCGGTACGTGTTCATTGGAGAAAAAAAATAAATGGGTAAAAATTGGAGATAGATTTGTGGAGACTCAAGAAAAATCTTCTCCATCTCCAGTTAGATTTGCCTATACAAGAAAGGAGGAAAAATGAATGACGATGAAGATGTAGTCGGACTCTGCACCGATTGTGGCACTCAGCAAACTGACAGACATATGTTCAACAGCTCGTTTGCACAAGACGGAAAATCTGCCGTATGCAAGTACTGCAGTGGTGTAGTTACGGTATGCTATAGGCGAGATATAGCTGATGTATTAAATCAAATAAATATTAAAAGAGGACTTAAGTGAAAAATTGGACCAACCTTCATAACCACACTGTGTTCTCAATGTTAGATGGACATGGTAACGTAGAGGAATATCTCTCTAGGGCTAAGTCGTTGGGCATGACAGGTCTAGCCACTACCGATCATGGTAACATACACTCATGGTTAGATTTTTATGATGCCGGTATGGCTTCTGGGATAAAGCCTATTCTTGGCTCAGAAATGTATCAGGCAAGAAAAACTAGGTTTGATAGAGATGATGAAGAAAGATCCGGTCCCTCTAAAAATGAATGGGAACAAAGAGGCCCATATCATATTACGATTTTAGCTAAAAACAATATTGGTTATCATAATATAATTAAAATATCATCTAGAGCTTTTACTGAAGGTTATTATGTTAAACCTAGGGTTGACCACGATTTAATCGCCCAGCATTCTGAGGGGGTTATAGTCCTCTCTGGGTGTCTGAATGGGGAAGTGTCACAAGCACTGCTTAGAAACGATTACAGCACGGCATTAAGGCATGCTGCGGCTATGCAGGAGATAGTCGGCAAGGAAAATTATTTTATAGAGATAATGAATCACGGGATAGAAGAACAGCTAAAGATAATTCCTGACCTTATTAAAATAGCCAATCAAATTGGGGCTAAAGTAGTGCCCTCTGGGGACTGCCATTACGTGCACCAAAGTGATGCTCACGCCCATGATGTAATGTTATGCGTAGCAACAAACTGTAACGTACATACTCCTAATAGATTTTCTTTTTCTGAAGATAAATTTTATCTTCAATCTTATGACGAAATGTCTTCTGTATTTTCTGATGAGTATTTAAAAAATACAATGCACGTGAACGACATGATAGACCTCAAGCTAAATTTTGGCGAGATTCACTTTCCTAATTTCCCGATTCCAACTCAAGAAACATCTACAGATTATTTTGAAAGATTAGCATGGGATGGATTAAAGAGTCGATATGGAGATCCTCTTCCGGAACATATAATTGAAAGAGCTTTATACGAAATAAGAGTAGTCAAAGAGATGGGGTTCCCAGAGTACTTCTTGGTTGTTTCCGATCTAGTCCGTTGGGCTAAGAATAATGATATTAGAGTTGGCTGGGGAAGAGGATCTGCTGCAGGCAGTATTTTATCCTACGCATTTGATATCACAAACTTAGATCCTATTAAGTTTGGTCTTATGTTTGAAAGATTCTTAGTAGAGGGTAGAAAGTCAATGCCCGATATCGACCTAGACTTTGATGATAGGCATAGGGATAAAGTAATTGATTATGCGCGCAGTAAATATGGTAACGATAAAGTAGCCCACATCTGCACATTCAATAGAACCGGTGCTAGACAGTCTATTAGAGATGCAGCGAGAGCACTGGGGCATGACTTTGTAACGGGAGATAAAGTGGCAAAGCTAATACCTCCTCCGGTATTGGGCGTTTCTAAATCATTAAAAGAATGTATGCAGGTGCAGGAATTCGCAGCGCTTTATAATACTGATGTTTTGTCAAAAGAAATAATAGATACAGCTTTTGGATTAGAGAATTTAGTAAGACAGACTGGCATCCATGCAGCTGGTATTGTTATATCCAAAGAAGCTTTGACAAGCTATCTCCCTACTATGCAAAAGGGTGTGGACAAACCCGTTGTGACTCAGTGGGACATGGGCCGAGTAGAACAATGTGGTCTATTAAAAATTGACTTTCTTGGTTTAAGAAACTTAGGTGTTATAGATATCTGTATAAAGTTAATCAAAGAACATAGACAGGTAACTATTGATGTAAATGAAATACCAATAGACGATAAAAAAACCTATGAGTTACTCTGTCAGGGTAAGGCAATGGGTGTCTTTCAGCTTGAATCGGCTGGCATGCGCGAGCTAATGGTCCAAATGCAGCCGCAGAATATTCAAGACATCATGGCTTTAATTTCACTATATAGACCAGGTCCAATGGGCTCTGGCATGGATAAAGAATACATAGACAGAAAGCACGGTAGGAGCCACGTATCTTACGAGCATCCAAAGCTAGAGAAAGTATTAGGCCCCTCTTTGGGCATCATGCTATATCAAGAAGACGTATTGGGCGTTGCTAGAGAGTTAGCTGGATTCACTTCAGCAGAAGCTGATGACTTAAGAAAAGTTATCGGTAAAAAGTTAATGGATAAAATCGCTCAAATAAGATCTAAGTTTGTTGAAGGATGCATGAAGACTTCAGGTCTATCTGAAGATAAGGCAAATAAGATTTATTCAGATATTGAATACTTTGGTGGCTATGGTTTTAACAGAGCACACGCAGCTAGTTATGCGATGGTTTCTTATATAACAGCTTATCTTAAAAGCCATTATACGGCAGAGTATATGGCTGCACTGATGTCTTCTGTTATCGGCAACAAAGAAAAGTTAGCTGCCTATCTATCAGACTGCAGAAAATTAGAGATAGAAGTTTTACCACCATCTATAAATAAATCCGGAAAAGATTTCAACGTACTGAGCTCAGCGCAAGTTATCTTTGGGCTCTCTGCCATTAATGGTATCGGTGAATCTATAGCAGATGCAATTATTGCAGGGAGAGATGAAACCAGATTGTATACTTCTATCTATGATTTCTTTAGGAGGTGTGACCCAGCAACATTGAAGAAGTCTACATTAGAGCATCTAACATTTGCTGGCGCATTAGACGAACTGTTTACCGCACCACAGGACCTTGACTTAACTAGAAGAAAAGAATTAGAATTATTAGAAAAAGAAAAAGGCGAGCTCGGGATTTACGTCTCTAAGCATCCGATAGAGGGCATGTGGGCGACTATAGCCCCAAGTGTTACTGGAGAAATCGTAGATATATTAGAAATAGGCAATGGTGCTTCCGTAAAAGTTGGTGGTATTCTCACATCGGTTAAGAGAATGATTACCAAAAAGGGACAAAAGATGTTCCGATTATTATTAGAAGATCTTTCTGGTGAGATAGAAGTTATTATTTTCCCTAAAGAATCTAAATCTATTAACGACGACTACTTTAATGAGGGTGATGTTGTTGTGGTATCCGGTTCTATCAATAGGGAAAACGAAGAAGACACTGCAATAGTTAAACTATTTTTTAATGGCTGCGAAAAGATAGATACATCCAAGGCAATTGGGAGCAAATCAATAATTTTATCTTTAAGACACACGCCAAATCTCGATTTAATACAAGGTGTATATGATATAATTGAAAACATAAATGGTCCATCTTATGTATATCTAGATTATCTAGAGGGAAATAAAAAGGTTACATTTAGATTTAAGAAATCTACTTCTTTAAAAGTAGAAGAAAAATTAAAAGAGTATATACTTATAGGGAGCAAAGAATGACATTACCAGGAACCTACCAAAACCCAACGGATAAACCCTGCTGGACATTCTGTTCGTCATGTAACAGGTGTCAGGATAAGGGTAGATACACCAAGTGTAACTCCTGCAGTGGTAGATATGACCCATTAGGTTCTACCGACGCACTACCAGAGGATTATTGTGATTGCAAGAATGGGATCCTACGTTGGAGAACTCAACAGGGAAGATTAATTATTACTCCGTTTAAATCTAATCCGTTTAAAGGTACAGTGAAGTATGAAAAGAAATCAGAAGATGAAAGAGATTGGGATTCATACGTTAAAGATATGAGAAATAAAATGGGTGACCCTAACTGGAACCCTGTAACAATATATGATGAGGATTAAATATGATTAAAGATGAAATTGGCAGGATGCTACTGAATGATTTAACCCTAATTGAATACAAAGGTGAAAAACCAACGTATTTTATACAATCGGGTATAGCTGGTTTTAATGCTACAGCTGAAGAATTGTCTGACCTATATGGTTTATTGAGTTACTATTTTAATATAGATGCTGTTAATAATACAGTTATCGCACTAGGTGAAGGAGGAGACGATGAGTGAACCGCGCAACGAAGATATGTCTTGGCTACATAGCGAAGATGACCAAATGGAACTAGGCACTAGCGGCTGGGCGCCCTTTGGCGAGGGAAAGTATAAGAACATCCATACCGGCAATGTTATAGATGAGTTTGGTAATGAATATGATTCAAGCGGAAATTTAATTTTCGAAAATACAAATCCATATGGAGATGAGATAAATCAATAATGCAATTAACAATTAGAAAATTAGAAGACCTTACTCCATTTGAAAAATTAGCTTTAGCAGATTTTTCTTACTCTAGATTAGACACATACAAGATGTGTCCTTCAAAATACTTTTATACATACATCCAAAAAGAGCCTCGTTTGTTTGGTGAAGCGGCGGTTTTGGGGAATATAGTGCACTCTGTATTGGAAGAGAATGTTAGTGCTACTGAGACATTAGATTATGAAAAGCTGCAGGAAGCGTACGTAGCTCAAAGGGGTTCTTACGATCCCACTAGTAAAATAAAAGATGAATTGATCACAGCTGGTAAAGAAATAATAGATGAATTTTATGATCAATATGGTGGCACTACTTTTGATGTACTACATAAAGAGTATGGCTTTAAATTTGTCCTGGGCAGTTATCTGATAACAGGATACATAGACAGAATAGATACATATGGCGAAGACGCTGTAAAAATTATAGATTATAAAACTGGTAAATGGGAGATATCTCCTAAAGACATTCCTGGCAATCTACAATTAGGCATATATGCAGTCGCGGTAAAGGAGCTTTATCCAGATAAAGACGTCTATGCAGAACTATATTACTTACGTTCTGGACGCCGTAAGGGCCATCTATTCACAGCAGATGTTATAGAAGGGGTAAAAGCTAATCTGATTACGGTTCTTGATGGCATTATAAATGATACGTCATACCACCCTACCCAGAATACACGCGTCTGTACCTTCTGCGACTTTGCTAAATCAGGAGCTTGTCCAACTGGCGTATTCAGAGCTAGAAAACTAGCTAAAGCTTAAATAAAAAAAGTATATAGAAAAGGCCGGGGTTTTACCCCCGGCCTTACTATTTCAGTCTTTAAAAATTAGAAAGCTGAAACTGGATTCAACGCAGCATCTTCCACGATATCAAAATCGCTGAATTCACTGACAACTTTTGTTGCCTCTGCACGTGAGTAGCCCAGGCTACTAAGATCATTAATGATCTCCTCATTGACCTCGATAAGCATTGTATCGATAACGTTATTTAATGTGTTCATTTTAACTCCATTTTTCTTTGTTAGGTATTCCTGATATATTATTTGTTTTTTAATGTTTTATAAATTATACTGGAGTAGATTAGATTAGACATAGAGGATACCATGAAAGAGTTGAACATTGCTACTCCTGAGGAATATTTTTTGGAAATTTCTTCTTTAAAAAAACATCCAGATTTTACAAAAATAAAAACCATTATACCTGATCAGGAGCCCATAGAGATTACGAGTATCAAAAGAGGTAACGCCTACCAGCATACAAAAACTGGCTTTAGGGAAGATCTAGGTTTAACTTTAAGATCTAATTGGGAAGCAAATTTTGCAAGGATTCTAACAGCGTATAAAATAAAGTTTGATTTTGAACCAACCGTCTTTGCGTTTCCTATTAAGAAACGGAACTAAGGGATATACTCCTGATTTCTTTATACAAAAAGATTCTAGCTGGATAGAACTCAAGGGCTACCTCGACGCAAAAAGCATGACAAAAATAAAAAGATTTAAAAGATACTACGAATCTGAATTTAACAAACTCACATTTATTATAAGTAAGTATTCAACTGACGGTAAAAATTTCGCAGCTGAACTAGAGATACCAAGAGTAATCTTCTACGAAGATATTAGAAGTTTTTACTCTGATAAAATATCAATTTGGGAAGGCAAGTAAAAGTGGCAGCTTATAAGGAACAATATTACAATCTAGAAGAAGACGAAATGCAGGCATTAATATCTCAAGCCAAGGCACGGTAGTGAGAAAGCACAAAAAGAATTACTTAAAGTATTCAATAACTTTTTAACCAAGTACACAACGATGCTGTACCACGGTAAGTATAACTTGAATGATTACGACATAAGAAGATTTACCTCTTTGTTTGTTAAAGATTCGTTTGTAAGATTTGCATTAATGAAAAACAAATTAAACCAAGCTGGATATAAGCATGTGAATGAGGTATTACGACGGTATAGTGTATATGGCTAAGCGTTACGGTGAAGAAATAGATGTAAGGCAAACCGTAGACATGACATTTTTTCAATGTATTACGAGATACCAAAGAAGAGATTCAGAAAAAGGTCCAATTCCATTTAGCCGGGTTCTTGTATAGTTATTTTTTTTATCTCTTGAAAAAGAATGTAGATACATTTTTAATTGATCAGCTCGGGAGAAAAAGCTTTCCACTATTAGCAGATGATACAAATGAAAATGAAGAGGACGGCGAAAAACAAATAGGTTTTAAAGCTCCTCCAGTAGAAACAGATTTAAATACTTGGTTGGCCACAGAAGAGATAAATGAATTCTGGGTACTTGGTGAAACATGTTCTGAACCTTTTATATTTTTAAACGTTCAAGAAAGACAGTTATTAAAATGGAGATACATAGATGATCTGAGATCAAGCGAAATCAGTAAAAAAATATCAGAACATCCAAATACAGTTAGAGAACATCTTGCCAAAACAAGAGCAAAGATACAGAATTATGTGATAGAATCTGATCTCAAAGATATCATAGATTTTAGATAGGCAGGGTATGAACTTACAATCTCTACAAAAGATGAATGATCTTTTAAAAGAATTTATTGGTCCACAAATTGAAGAAATAATTTCCGCGTACGTGAGTGGTAGCACTGATTCTTTATATTTTATCACGATACCAGATGTAGATACTTTAGATTTAGGTATCCATGAAATGGCTTCTCTGGTAGCTAGGACTTCTAATGTCTACGGAAGAGTTGCCAGATTAGCAGGTATGGCGAGAGCACAATATAAATTAATTGAAGGCACGTACAAGAAGGTTTACAAAGCAAATAGAGTTGGCAAGAATGAAGCCGAAAGAGAAGCAAGTGCTTTAGAAGCCGCAGAGAATGAATATACCGCGCTGATAACAGCAGAAGCAATAGTTAACTTAGCAGAATCAATGGAAGTGGCAGCTCGAATAGCTTCAGAGTCTGCCAGAAAACTAATAGACAAAGTTCAATCAATGCAGATCGCTTCTGCTAGAGAAGAAAAAGGCTACTACAATGAAAAAGATTTTCAAACATACTAAAAAATACGGAGACAATTAATGTATATAGGTCACTATAAAGCAGTAGCATCATCGAATGAATTCTATGCCAAAGGAAGAACCACTCTGGATTATCCTACCCAAATAGAATTTATGAAAGAAAAATACTCCCTGTATACTACATACATACTTTCTGGTCCAAAGCAAGAGAAGAATCTTAAAGATAGGGTAACCAGCTTAAATATCAAAGTAGACATAGATATCGACAGCAAGTAAGCGACAATGCCGATAGAAGTTTTTTGTGATGGCGCGTCTAGAGGGCAGGGTCAAAAGAAAATTGGGGAAGCATCCTGTTCTGTTGTTGTATATAACAATAGAAAAAAGATAGCACAATTTGCTAGGGGACTAGGCCCAAGGACTAACAACGAAGCTGAATATGAAGCTGTTATATCTGGCTTACTTATCTGTTCTATGGGAGAATTTTATGATCCTATTTTATATACAGACTCTGCAGTTGTTGCAAATCAAATTAGCGGTAAGTGGAAATGTCGTCACGATTCTTTGATTCCTCTTCTTATGACTATAGAGGATATTAAAAATGAATTTAATTTTAAGGTGGTTCAAGTTGCAAGAAATTTTGTTTGGGAACCCGATGCTCTGTGTAACGAATTTTTAGATAAATTAGAAGAAAGAAAAGCCAAGTCTAATAAACCTGTGCTATAATCTCATCATGGAAAAAATATATAGAGAAGGTCATCCAATTGTTCTCGGCCTTGCTGGAAGAGCTGGGAGTGGAAAGACTTCCGTAGCAGAAGCCCTATGTCCAAAAGGCGCAGTGCAAACATCTACATCTAATATTCTTTGGGAGCACATATTCCATGCGCTACCACTATATGAATTAGCATCGATCAAAAAAAATATTCAAGGATCAAACGCTGAATCAAGAAAACTTTTTGCAATACACGAAGTGCTATTTGAGATATATGGCAAGTCAGCAATCGGACACATCCCGCCATATCAAAAGTTTGTAGACAAAGTAAAAGACATATACAATCTTCCAATAGAACCAGAAGATATGAAACCAAGAACTTTCTTACAAAAAGCAGGAGACATATGCAGGGAAGATTATCAAGACTGCTTCTGTCATTGGGTGGTTCTTAAGAGCAATGAACTATATAAGAAGAACAAGCTTTCTCTTGCGCAGGAAAAAATAGAAAGAGATATACCCGTCTGCATCATTGTGTCTGATGTGCGCTTTACCAATGAAGCACAGGCGATCTTAAAACAGCCTAACGGAGTGCTCATTACCTTTGAGGCATCTGATGAAACATTAAAAGATAGGATCCTGAAAAGAGATGGTGTGATTATGACTGACGAACAAGCAAACCATAAATCAGAAACAGAAATTGAAGTACTGAAAGATCTTTCAACTTATGTAATCAATACAGATTCCATGTCTATAGAAGAACAAGCAAGAGCAACCTTAAATTTAATTAATAATCACGTAAACCTAGTAGGAGCATAAATGCCAAAGATAACACAAACAGCACAAGAGCAATCTGTTAATTCACCAATAGATCAGTTCGTAAGTAACAACCCAGAAATAACAGTTTCCACTAATCCAGTTTTTATTTGTGGCGTAAACCGTAAGGTAAACATTGGCAATTTTGAAAATATAGATATCTATGCTGCTATTTCCATACCCTTATCTGAGGGTTCTTTCTTGGATCAGGAAGCTCTTACTTCATTGGTCAGCGAAGCCGCAGCATATGGCTTCAATTTGGTCTCTAAGGAAACTGGAGAAAGATACTCCCTTATCAAGGAGTCTCAACAGGCTAAGTAGATTTGCATTTATCGTACAGGTGCGCTACTATATTAAAACACACTAATTAAACTAATGAGGTAAAAAATGAGTAAGTTGATTGATAAGATCAAGGGTATCCTTTCTGGTAGCTCGGAAGTTTCTACTGCTAAGGATGCTGTTGTTAAAGCAGCAAAGGTTGTAGCCAAGGAAGTTGTAGCAGAGGTGCAAAAGACTCCTACCAAGAAGGCTCCTACCAAGAAGGTTGCAGCTAAGAAGGTTGGACCACGTCCAGAAGATGCAGCAAGAGCTAGCGAAACAAAAGCAAAAAAGACCAAGTAATTAGATTAAGACCCCTAGCACTAGAGCTAGGGGTCTTTTTCAATATATCTGGAGGGTTATGTCTTTAGCAAAATCTAGAAAAGTTACTAAAAATGGTCAGGCGCCAAAGCCGCCAGAAGAGAAACAAAAATGATGACATTACTATGGAAAATCTGGTTAAAAGTTTTTGATATTTTAGAAAAACTTGACAGAACTGATAAGAAGTAACACGCTTAAGGGGTAGTTATGGCAACTATGAAAAGTTTTATATACGTTAGTGGCCCTAGAATGGGTACTAATAATAGCATGAATGGTGTTGTTGCACCAAAACAAAAACCAGTTAAGAAAACTTCTAAAAAGAAAAAGGGCAAGAAGTAATGGCTAAATCGGCAGCTTGGCAACGCAAAGCGGGAAAGAACCCTGAAGGCGGATTAAACGCTAAAGGACGTGCATCATACAAAGCTCAAACAGGTGGCACACTTAAACCGCCTGTGTCCGCTAAGCAGGCTAAAAAATCACCTAAGTCCGCTGCACGACGTAAGTCTTTTTGCGCACGAATGGGCGGTATGCCAGGGGCAATGAAGAAGCCAAATGGCAAACCAACACGCAAAGCACTTGCGTTACGTAAGTGGGACTGCTAATATTTTTATATTATCAAAAGGGTAATATATTTTATAAAAAAACAAATAGGAGAAAACAATGACAATGCATAAGGGAATGAAGAAGGAAACAAAGAAAAAGGCAAAGGCTCCAGCTCCAAAGGCTGGCATGACCGCCGCTCAAAAGAAGCTCCCACCATTTATCCAGGCAGCTATAGCTAAGAAGAAGAAGAAATAATACAATGGCTGCAAAAAAGAAACAGTCAGCGACAATGCAAGCTACATTATTAGCCGGTAAGCCAATGATGCAGACTGTCGTTTCGATGAAGAAAACTGCACCAAAAGGTAAAGAAGCTTCTTCGAAGCCAAGAAATAAAAAGTAGTCTTTTTAAAATCCCCCATCTGTTTTTACGGGTGGGGGATTTTTTTATGCTATCATATTAATATGAGATTTATCGTAGATGGTTTTCCAAGACAAGGAAATGGATCACTTACTCAGCTATTGACAAATGTATTCCCTACAGTTGATGTAGAGTTTACTCACTATCATGATATAAATAAAATTATCAAAGAGCTTGAAGAGGGTTCTACTGTATTTTCGCCCGTAAGAAATCCAGTAGAAGCGCTCTCTTCGTATCTTGAGATGCAAAGACTAAGACATCCGCAGAACGACAATCCAGTAGATCATAGTTTCATGATGGTTCACGCCATGGAACTATTAAAAGATTTTCAAGAGTATTTTATAAAAAATATTAATTTAATTAAAATTATTAATTTTGAAGATGTAGTTAATATGAGTATGGATTTTAGTCAAGGGGTAATTCACAAAAATAGAGTGATCAATAAGATATCTATTGATTTTAATATCCTGATAAAACCACACAATCAGTTGGGGAATCTCTTTTCTACTATTTCAGAATACTTTAGTACTAAGTCATCTTTCTTTGAAGCAGAGATTTTAAAAGAAGAATTTAAAGAAAAATTAACTTTACTTATAGATAATCATAGTTTTTTAATAAATAAAAGTTACTAATATATGAGACCTTATAATAGATAGGAATATATCATGGCCAAAGTTGCATGGGACTATATTGTTCCTATTGTAATGCCCAAAGACCTGAAGGGGGTTACACCTGGAAAACTGCCGGAATCTCTACTTAGACCAATTCCAGGTGGAGGAAAACTTCACCACAGAGCCGCCGATGCATGGAACGCAATGGTTGCAAAAGCTAAAGCAGACGGAGTCGAACTTAAACCTACAAGTTCCGGCGATTTATATCGCACATACGAAAACCAACTGGCTGGTTTTAAGCAACGCTACGTTTTAGAACCAGTTGCAGGAACAAGCACGAAGACGTTTGAAGGAAAGACCTGGTATCTAAAAAAGGGCATGGCAATGCTTGCCACGCCCCGGTAAGTCCAATCATAATCTGCGGAATTGCAGTTGATGTCAGTGATGCTGGCAACCCTAAGCGTCTTAATTGGTTGATAGCTAACGTAAAAGATTTTGGATTTTCTTGGGAAGTTGTTCCAAGTGAGCCATGGCATTTGCGACTAGTAACCCGGAGATAACCCAACACCAGCCGTAATCGCATTCACTGGCGGTTCTGCTCCAGTAGTGAACCTAAACACAACACCGCCTATCCACGACCACAAAGCCCTACAAGAGGCTCTGAAGGCTAAGGGGTTCTACAAGGGTAATATCGACGGACAGATGAACCAGGGCACTACAGAGGCAGTAAAAGCTTTTAAGGTAGCCAATAAGCTCAATGCAGATTCGGTTGTTGGTCCAAAGGTAAAAGAACTGCTTGGCCTTAAGTGATTTTTGCGTCTGAAACTTTAATCACACCAGCGGCCGACATGACCAACTGGCAAAATATTATTGTAGCGATAATTACGGCATGTAGTCTTATAGCAGTAGCATATCTACAATTTGTTTATAAAGCTGGAAAAAGGCGCGGTGAAGAAGCAAGATCAGAATGGAAGCAGAATCATACAGATCATGATACTGTGGTCAACCTGATTAACCAAATGGGTAAAAGCCTTGGCCGCTCAATCGACAAAACAAATGATTCTGTTGATAGAATAGAGGGTAAGCTTGATACTCACATTAGGGATCACGCATTGGGCGGATTTGACATAGATGATGTAAAGTTTAAAACAGGAGAAAAAGCTAAAGATGGCAAGTAAAAAATCAGATAAGAAATGGATTGCTGGAGCAATTAAAAGACCGGGAGCTTTCACAGCTAAGGCTAAGAAGGCCGGCAAATCTGTAGCAGGTATGGCAGCTGCCGTATCAAAGAATCCGGGCAAGTACAGTCCTCTCACTCGCAAGCAAGCTTCTCTTGCAAAGACCCTCAGAAAAATCAGTAAAGGAAAATAAATATGCATTGCACAAACGAAAAACACCATCAAGATAACGGCGAAGAATGCTCATCAAATAATGAGCACCGTGAAGACAGAAGAGAACAAAATACCAGAGTTGAAAGCCCACATAATATGCATTGGCATATTAATAAGACATCCTTCAAGGGTTGGTCTTTAAACTTTATGTATCTTGCACTTCATGCGGTTGAGATATATCTTATTATTACATTAGTAAAATAATGGCTAAAGTAAACAAACCCACAAAAGCAGCGCTCTGGTCTTCAGCTAAGTCTCAAGCTAAATCTAAGTTTGATGTCTATCCATCCGCATATGCAAACGCTTGGGCTGCTAAAAAATATAAAGCCATGGGTGGTACATGGAAGACTGTCTCAACTACGAAAGCTAAGAAAAAGAAATAAATCTTATGGCGTGTTGGAAGGGATATTCCGCTAAAGGAATGAAACTAAAAGGTGGGAAGCTAGTTCCTAACTGTACGCCAGTTAAAAAAAATAAAAAAACAAAGTTAGCGAAGAAATAATGCCAGGTCCTAAAGGTATTGGGTTAACCAAATGGTTCGACCAAAAATGGGTTAATATTGGCGCCCCTAAAAAGAAGGGCAAGTATCAACCTTGTGGCACATCAGGAACTGGTGGTTCCGGTTATGCAAAATGCTTGCCAGCTGCAAAAGCTAGGTCATTGTCGAGCGCTCAGAAAAAAAGTGCAGTTCAAAGAAAAAGAGCATCTGGGACTCCACAAAAAGGAATTAAAGGCCAAGCTCCTAAAAATGTTAGTACTTTTAAAAAGAAAAAATAATTATTACCCTATAAGATATTGAATCCATAGTATAGTCAGTGGTATACTTATGAGTATGACCGCTTTTGGAAAAATTTACGAAGGTAAGACCTATCAAGATATCTGGGATAGTTCAGAAGGTATCTACCAAGAACTTTTAAAGTATAAGGTATTAGTTTTTCGAGGTATTGAAACTGACTATGATGCTCAAGTAGCATTGATGAAACATTTTTATCCTTCTACTGACTATGTAAGAAACCTACAAAAGGTAGACCATCAGCCTTTATTCGATCTGTTTCAAGGTAAAGGTTTGCCCATCCCT